CATTCTTTTATTTATCCTGGTGATAATAGTGGTGGAGTTGTAGATACTATGCATGCAGGAGGATCTGCATTAACAGTCTCATTTAATGATTTAGTAGATATTACAGCAACTGCAGACACATCATCTTGTGACGTAGAGGTGTTTGTAGGTAGCGCTTAGGAGATATTATGGCATCGACATATACGGATATTGGAACAGAGTTAATGACCACTGGCGAGAACGCTGGTAACTGGGGAACAAAAACTAATACAAACTTAAAAATTTTAGAAGAAGCTGTTCGTGGTTATGTTGCACAATCAATTGCAGGTGGTGCACAAACAACTGCTTTAACATATACAGACGGTACAATAGGTGATGCTGCTAGAAATGCAGTTATTGCTTTAACTGGAAGTATCACTGGAAACCAAGTTGTAACAGTCACAGCAAAAGAAAAATGGTGGATTATAGATAACCAAACTTCTGGAGCATACACTGTTCAAGTTCTGGTATCAGGTCAAACAGGTGTCACTTGGGCTACAACAGATAAAGGAACAAAAATATTATATTGTAATGGTACTGATGTTGTTGATACTGGAATAGCATCTAATAAATTTGCACCTGATTCTGCTGATGGAGAAGCTCTTGGAAGTTCATCAAAAGAATTTTCTGATTTATATTTAGCGGATAGTAGTGTTATTTATTTTGGTAATGACCAAGATACAACTTTAACACATACTGATGGAACAGGTTTAACATTAAACTCAACTAACAAATTATTATTTGGTGATACAGGAACTTATATACATCAATCAGCAGATGGTGTTTTAGATTTAGTATCAGATACTGAAATAGAAATTAATGCAACAACGATAGATATTAATGGTGCTGTTGCAATGGATGGCGCTATCACTGGTGCTACTAACATTACTTTATCAGGTGAATTAGATGCAGCAACATTAGATATATCAGGTAATGCAGACATAGATGGAACTACAAATTTAGATGCAGTTGATATTGATGGAGCTGTTCAAATAGATGGCGCAGTGACTACTGGTGTTGATGACACTGGAGTAGATGTAAAATTTTTTGGTGCTACTTCTGGAAGTTTTTTATTATGGGACGAATCAGATGATGCATTAGAATTAACAGACTCTTCACCAATTAAAATTGGTGATGGTGGTGATATGCAAGTATATCACGACGGTTCAAATTCTTATATTACAAATAGTACAGGAGCTTTAAAACTTGCTACAGAGACTTCTGGTATTGCAGTTACAATAGGACATTCAACCTCAGAAGTAACGGTTGCAGATAATTTAACTGTTACAGGAACTTTAACTTTAGGTTCAGGTGCAGAATTAACAGAAGCAGAATTAGAATTTTTAGATGGAATCACTGCAGGTACTGCAGCAGCAAGTAAAGCAATGGTTTTAGATGCTAATGCAGATATTACTGGTGGTAGAAATCTAACTATCTCTGGTGAATTAGATGCTGCAACAGGAGATTTTTCTGGTGATGTTGATATAGATGGTACTTTAGAAGCAGATGCTATTACAATTAATGGTACAGCTATTGGGTCTATCTATGGTGTAGTTGCAGGAAGTTCTAGTATTGTTACAACAGGTGCTTTAGATTCTGGATCAATTACTTCTGGATTTGGCGCAATAGATAATGGAACTTCTAATATACGAAGTGCTACAATTACAGCAGAAACTGCTTTTGTACCAGACGCTTCAGGTGGTGCTGATTTAGGAACAACAGCATTAGAATTTAATGATGCATTTTTTAATGATGGTGCAGTTATAAATTTTGGAGATGATCAGGATACAACTTTAACTCATACAGATGGAACAGGTTTAACTTTAAACTCTACAAACAAATTTTGTTTTAGAGATACAGCTTTATTTATTAATTCAAGTACAGATGGTCAATTAGACATTGATGCTGATACAGAAGTAGAAATTACAGCAACAACAGTAGACGTAAATGGTATTCTTGATGTTAGTGGTGTAATAGTTGCTGGAGGACAAATATCAGCAGCTGATGGAACAGCAGGTGCACCTTCAATTAGTAATACAGGTGATCTTAACTCAGGACTTTATTTCAGTGCTGCAGATACATTAGCTTTTTCAGCTGGTGGCACAGCTCAATTTACAATGGCGGATGGAGCTATAGCGCCAGTAACAGATAATGACGTAGATTTAGGTACATCAGGTTTAGAATTCAAAGACGGATATTTTGATGGTACATTACACTGTGATGTATTGGATTTAAATGGAACTGAACATACAACAATAGAGGACCCCACTGCGCTTGCAATTGCCTTGGGATAGGATATAAAGAGGATTTTAGGAGGATAAAATATGGCCAACACGTTCAAAGTAGTGACTTTCGCAGCAGAACCCGCTTCAGCCGGCACAGCGTATACTATGTATACTGTAGCAGGAAGTACAACTACGGTTGTACTTGGTTTGATTCTTACTAACATTCATACAACTGCAGTAACTGTAGAAGTAGAATTGGTTAGTGATACAGGAAGCAGAGGTGGAGCTAACAATGTTACAAATGGAACATCTTTTCTTGCAAAAGACGTGAGCATCCCAGCCGGGAGTTCTTTAGAGCTTTTGTCGGGCGGAAAAGTAGTTTTAGAAACAACGGATGTAATTAAAATTGATTGCTCAGTTGCAGATAAAGTTTCAGGAACTCTGTCTATAATGGAGATAACGTAAGATGTCGTATATTGGACCAGAGCCTACAGAAAATTATACGTCATTTCAAACGGAGACTTTCTCTGTATCGGCTACTACATCGTATACACTTACGTATGCTGTAGCAAATGAAAATGAACTAGCTCTTTTTGTAAATAACGTACGTCAACAACCTGGATCAGGTAAAGCATATACTGCGACAGGCACAGCCCTAACGCTAAGTGCGGCAACTGCATCGACAGATACGATGTATGCAATTTATTTAGGTAGAGCATTACAAACAAGTGTTCCAGCAACTAATAGTGTTACATCAGCAATGTTAGCTACAAGCGCTGCAACAACATTATCAGCTGGTGCAGGAATCACAGGTGGTTCGGGTACCGTGTACAAATCAGAAGTTGTTAAATTAGGAGACATTATTAGAACTACAATTATTATTGATCTAACAGGTTTAAGTTCAAGTGCTGCAGGCGATATTATCGGTAAAGCAGCAACTGGTAGTTGTCACCTTGGTCAAATTACAGCAGCAGTTAATGGTACAATTTTATTTGGAGAAATTAATTGTATGGAAACACCAACTACTGGTGAACCAGACATAGATCTTTATTCAGCAACAGTATCAACAGGTACAGAAGATGCTGCAATTTCTGGTCTAACAGAAACAGCATTACTTAATACAGGAGCAGATTGGACTTTAACAAAAGACCCAATGGCTTTAACAACAGTTCCTCCAGCCAATGGATATTTATATTTAGTTGGCTCTGGTGGTGGAACAGATGCTGTATATGATGCAGGAAAATTTTTGATTACTTTATGGGGGTACTAATATGGCTCTCAGTAAAGTTGACTATAACAGTTTAAACGTCACAGCCGCTGCAAGCAAAGCGCTTAAGTGGAATTCTAGTGCTAATGGTTTTGAGACAGGGGATCTTGGTGGGAGTTTGGTTTTATTAGAAACGCAGACTGCATCAAGTTCAGCTACACTTTCTTTTACAAGTAATATTGATGACACCTATGATGAGTATGTGTTTAAATTTTATGATATTCATCCAGCTACTGATGAAACTTATTTAAATTTTAATTTTACAATTGATGGCACAAACTGGAATGTAACAAAAACAAGTACAGTTTTTAGAGCCGATCATAATGAAAATGATACAGGTACTAGCTTTGAATATTGGGGTAGTAGAGATTTAGCACAAGCTACAGGATTTCAAAATATAGGTTTTGCTATGGGTAATGACAACGATCAAGCAACTTCTGGAGAACTTAAAATTTATGCTCCATCTTCAACAACTTTTGTTAAACATTTTGTAGCAGTATCAAATAATATTCATGCTTCTGATATAACACTTCAAGGTTTTGTAGCTGGTTATGGAAATACCACAAGTGCTGTAACTGGAGTTCAATTCAAAATGTCATCAGGAGATATAGACGCCGGAGTTATAAAAATGTATGGAGTAAGCTAATGGCACTTACAAAATTTAATTATAATAGTTTTGATGTAACACCAGTAGCTAGTAAAGCTATGGGTTTTAATTCTGGTGCTAATGGTTTAACAACTATAGGACCTAGTTCCATGATTTTAATTAAAACTTTAACTGCTAGTTCTAGTGCTACTTTATCTTTTGTTCATGGAACATCAGATGTAGTTTTGGATAGCACATATCCTATTTATGTATTTAAATATATAAATGTTCATCCAGCAACAGATGATGTAGAATTTCAGTTTAATGGTTCAGATGATGATAGTAGTCATAGTTACAATATAACTAAAACTACAACTTTTTATCAATCACAACAGAGTGAAGCTGGAGATTACACAAGTTTTTCATATTTAACTGGAAATGATTTAGCTCAAGGAACAGGATTTCAAGATTTAGGACGAAGAATAGGTAATGACAACGATCAATGTGCAAGTGGTGAACTTTGGTTATTTAATCCATCTTCAACTACCTATGTTAAGCATTTTATGAGTCGTACAAATAATGCTCAAACTATAAGTTCTACACAATATGCAGGTGACTGCTTTATGGGGGGATATTTTAATACAACAGCAGATATTACAGCTATTCAATTTAAGTTTGATAGTGGAAACATAGACGCCGGCACGATAAAATTATATGGTATAAAGGATTCATAATGGCTCTTTCTAAATTAAAATATAATAGTTTAAACGTTACAGCTGCAGCTAGTAAAGCTGTAGGCTTTGATGCTGGAGCCGATGATCTTTCAGCTTCTTTAAGTGGTGGATCTATGGTTTTTATTAAAAAATTAACTGCAGATGGTTCAGGAACTAGTTTAAGTTTTGTTGATGGGGCAGCTTCTGTTGTCTTGGACGATACTTACAAGGAATACTTATTTACTTTTAAGAATATTCATGTTGCTACTAATGATGCAGAATTTGTATTTAATCTTTCAATAGATTCTGGATCTAATTATAATGTAACTAAAACTACTACTTGGGTTCAAAGTTTTCAAAATGAAGCTGGTACTTCAACTGGAGTAGAATATGTAGCTGCTCATGATTTAGCACAAGGTACTGGCACTCAAATTATTAATTACAATTTAGGAACTGATAATGATGAAAATTTATCTGGATATTTACATTTATTTAATCCATCAAGTACAACTTTTGTTAAACATTTTATAGCTAGAACTAATAATACAGAGGCTAGTGGTTATTCAATAGATTCACCTATGGCTGGATATGCAAACACAACTTCAGCAGTAGACGCAATACAATTTTCTGCATCATCCGGTAATCTAGACGCCGGCGATATTTGCTTGTATGGAATTAGTTAATATGATAGATAATACGAAAAGGAGCAACTCATGAGTTATATCGGGAAGAAGCCGATTGTAGGCAATTTTCAGACCTGTGATTCAATATCCGTGGTCAATGGACAAGCAGCATACACATTACAAGTAGGTGGAGTAAACGTGTCCCCAGAATCAGCGAACCACATGTTGGTGTCATTAAATGGAGTCCTACAGGCTCCTATATCATCCTATACTGTGTCAGGGGCTACTTTGACGTTCGCCTCGAATCTCGCTACGGGTGACTCTATCGACTTTGTGACGTTATTAGGTGACGTGCTCGACATCGGGACGCCTTCGGACGGGACCGTGACTGAGCCAAAACTTGCAGCGAACACTGGTGGTATAGTAGATTGGCAAGCAGTCGCTACAGCTTCAGCAACTATGGTTGCAGGTAGAGGATATTTTGTTGATACAAGTTCAGCTGCAATTACAATGACACTTCCAGCTTCAGCTGTAAGAGGAGATGAAGTTCATATAATAGATTATGGTGCAACAGCAGATACAAATAATATTACTATTGGCAGAAATTCGCACAAGATTCAAGGAGCTTCAGCAGATTTAACCGTTGCAACAGAAAGAGCAGCCTTTACACTTGTGTATGTTGACGCAACACAAGGATGGTTGTTGAAGGAGAAGTAAGATGGCTAATTATAACGCCATTAAATATGATGGTTTTAGTAAAGGTTCTCTTGTTTTAATTAAAACTTTAACTGCTAGTTCTAGCGCTACTTTATCTTTTGTTGATGGAACTTCTGATGTTGTTTTAGATTCTACTTATAAAGAGTATTTATTTATTTGGAATAATTGTCATCCAGCTACTAATAGTGTTTATTTTACATTTCAAGGAAATGCTGCTGGAGGTAGTGGTTATGATGAAACTATAACATCAACAGCTTTTAGAGCTTATCAAAATGAAGCTGGTAATGATACTGATTTAGAATATTATGCAGCAAATGACCAAGCACAAGGTACAGCTTTTCAAAGACTTGGTATTACTATTAATAATTCAAATGATAATAGCACTAGCGGATTTTTGCGTTTATTTAATCCAAGTTCTACGACATTCGTTAAACATTTTGTAGCTACATCACAAGAAATTATAGATAATACTTATAGTATGCAACAGTTCACAGGAGGATATTTTAATACCACAAGTGCAATTGACGAAATACAATTTAAAATGAGTTCTGGCAACATAGACGCCGGAACCATACAATTATTTGGAGTTAACTAATGGCAACATATCAAGATTCTAGATACAACATAGCTTTACCATCAGGAGCAGGTGGTGCGTTAGTTCATATTAAAACTTTAACTGCTAGTTCTAGCGCTACTTTATCTTTTGTTAATGGAGCATCTGATGTTGTAATAGACGGCACTTATAAAACATATATTTTTAAATTTATTAATATACATCCAGCAGATGCTACATATTTTAGTGTAAATTTTTCTGATGATACTTCAAGTCATTCATACGATTTAACAAAAACAAGCACGTCTTTTATTGCTTACAATGATGAAGCAGACACTACAACTAGATTAACTTATAGAACTGGTTATGATTTAGCACAAGGATCAGGGATTCAACCTTTAGGGGGAGATACAATGTCAAATGCTGCTGATAACGGTGGAGCTGGAGAACTTTGGTTATTTAATCCATCTAGCACCACGTATGTTAAGCATTTTATATCAAGATTTAAACCTAACTATAGTGGTGGCTCTAATCCATATTCACATGATGGATATACTGCTGGTTATATAAATACAACCGCTGCTGTAACAGCAGCGCAATTTAAAATGAATTCCGGTAACATAGATGCCGGTACAATTAAACTTTACGGGATAGCATAATGGCAACATACGCAAGCATAAAATATGACATGGATTTATCATCAAACGCTACAGGCGCTGGTGCTATGACTTTGTTAGCTACTGAGACAGCGTCAAGTTCAGCTACTATTCAATTTACAAGTAAAATTGATTCTACTTATAAAGAATATATTTTTAAGTTTATAGATATTCATCCAGCAACTAATGGTGCTACGTTTCAATTTCAAGGATCAACTAATACTGGTTCTAGTTATGGTGTAACTACTACAAACACTCTATTTCAAGCATACCATGATGAAGCAGATACTGGTACTGCTCTTTCCTACGATGATGGCGATGATATTGCACAAGGTACAGGATTTATATCTTTAGTTAGAGATGATAAATTAGGTGCAGATGCTGATCAATGTGCAGTTGGAACTTTACATTTATTTAATCCATCTGATACAACTTTTGTAAAGGAGTATATAGCAACCACACAAGCTAGTCATGAAGGCGACTATAGTTTACAATGTTTTACTGCTGGGTATTTTAACACTACCTCTGCAATAGACGCAATACAGTTTAAAATGCATTCCGGTAATATAGACGCCGGCACAATTAAAATGTATGGAGTAAGCTAATGGCAATTATTACAGCAAATAACCAATCGATGACAGCTATCACTTCACTAGCTTCGGGAGTAAGTGCGAAGAGTTTGGTGTTACTAGCTACTGAAACAGCATCTAGTGATAGTACTATTCAATTTACAAGTGGAATTGATAGTACCTATAAGGAATATATTTTTAAGTTTTATGATATACACCCATCTGCTGATGATAAAAATTTTACATTTCAAGGATCAACTAATACAGGAAGTAGTTATGGTGTAACTATAACAAGCACACTTTTTCAAGCTCTACATTTTGAAGGAGATACCGAAGCAACTGTTGAATATGAGGGTGGTGGAGATTTAGCTCAAAGCACAAGTTATCAAGAAATAATTAGAGGTTTAGGAAATGATAATGATCAAGCTGGTTCAGGAGAACTTCATCTTTTTAATCCAAGCTCTACAACATTTGTAAAACATTTTATGTCAAAAATTTCAAACATTGAATATAGGAATGGGGCATGGAATACTTTTGTAGGAGGATATTTTAACACAACTTCAGCTATTGATGCTATTCAGTTTAAATTAAATTCAGGAAACATAGATTCCGGGACGATAAAAATGTATGGAGTAGCATAATGGGAAGAGGACCAGTAGGAGCACCAGCAATAATTAGATATGTGAACAACAGTCTTGCATCAGTAGATGATGTTTCAGGAGCAGATGGTTCTATGAAATTAATTAAAACTGTAACAGGTGATGGTTCAGGAACTAATGTAACTTTTGTCAATGGAACATCAGATGTAGTCTTGGACAGCACATATCCTATTTATAAATTTGTATTTACTAATGTTCATCCAGCAACTGATTCAGTTTATTTAGATGTAAATTTTAGAGATGGTAGTACAGCTTATGATGCTACTAAAACTACAACAGGTTTTACAGCTAGACACGATGAAGCAGATACAGCAACTAGTCTTGAATATACAGCTAGTGATGATTTAGCACAATCTACAGCTGCACAACACATTACTGGACTTATTGGAAATGGTAATGATGAAAGTACATCAGGTGAACTTTGGTTATTTAACCCATCCTCAACTACTTATGTAAAACATTTTATGGCACGATCAAATGTTTATGATAGAAATAACCGATCTGTTGATTTTTTTGCAGCTGGTTATTGTAATGTTACTGCTGCTATAGATGGTGTTCAGTTCATAATGAGCTCAGGAAATATGGATGCCGGCACGATAAAATTATACGGTATAAAGGATAGTTAATGACACTTGTAAATAGAAAACTTATAAAATTAAATAATCGTGGAGTTCGAAATGTCTCAACCTTTGGTTCTGTAAATGGAGGCTCTATGACTTTTATTAAGAAAATAACTGCCTCATCATCTGGAACTATTTCTTTTTTAAATGGTGCTTCAGATGTAGTATTGGACTCTACTTATAAAGAGTACTTATTTACTTTTAAAGATGTGCATCCAGAAGAAGATAATAAAAAATTTACTTTTCAAGTAGATACTGGAACTAACACAAATTATAACCAAACTATTACATCTACTGCTTTTTCTTCATCTAATAGTGAGCCAGATGATTATACGCTTTTTGCTTATAATGGTGCAGAAGATCAAGCACAAGGAACGGCTTTTCAACCACTAATAGTTGGTACTGGAAATGGTAATGACGAAAGTTTTGCAGGATATTTACATTTATTTAATCCCAGTGGTGCTACACATGTCAAACATTTTATAGCAAGATTCCATACTTATCATTTTGAAAATATAGCATTTTCTTTATTTACATCAGGATATATTAATACAACAACAGCTCTTACAAGAATTCAGTTTAAAATGCTTTCCGGTAATATAGATGCCGGAGATATCTGTCTTTACGGAATCAAATAATAATGATATATAAATCAAAAAAGGAGGAAAACTATGCCAAGATATCATAACATTAACGGTAACAAGGTTCAGTTTACAGCTGAAGAAGAAACAGCTAGAGACGCTGAAGAAAAGGCGTGGAGCGATGCAGCTCCTGCTAGAGCTTTAGCTGATCTAAGATCTAAAAGAAATAGATTATTAGCTGAAACTGATTATCTTGCCTTGTCTGATAATACTTTATCTGACGATATGAAAACATATCGTAAAGATTTAAGAGATTTACCAGCAGGTAAAGACACTGTTAAAAAATGTGAAGACGCAACATGGCCGACTAAACCATAAGGCATAGAGTAAATTACTATGCTGCAAAAATTAGGTTTTCAGCCAGGATTCAATAAACAAGTCACATCAACCGGAGGTGAAGGCCAATGGGTGAGCGGGGACTATGTGCGTTTCAGATATCAATCTCCTGAAAAAATAGGTGGTTGGGCTCAATTAGGTGACATTACTCTTACGGGAAGAAACACAGCACTACACCATTTTGTTAATGCAAGTGGTATTAAGTATGCCGCATTAGGCACAAACAGAATGTTGTATGTATATTCT